CAGTTCTTAAGGCCGAACTTCACCTTGTTGTTTGTACTCGGCATAATTAACCTCTCTTTCCGCTATACCGTCATCTGGTACAGCACTTCGTATAATTTTTCAGTTTCAATCCATACCTCTGATTTGTTCCAGAAAATCTCATGTGAATTCAGCACCGCTTCCACGCTGTCTTCCAATTTCGGATCCTTCTCATCGGTATAAAGTTCAATGCTCAGGTTGGAAAACTCCATATAGACCACATCATCCGCGGCAAAGTTCTCTGAACCCGGAAACAAAAAGCAGATGAACGGCGGATCAGGCGATTCACCTTCCGCGAAATGGTCATACGCAAAAGGGATTTTCAATTCCGCCAGCATCTGCATCACTTCTTCATGCGTCATCCTTCTTCCTCCCGACCTCTATGATGCACTCGGCAGCATGACGGCAAACCGGGCAGTTATAGGGATAACCACGACAATCCTCGCCCCTCCGGGTAGCGTGATAGATAAGAACTCCGATCACGGATATCCCGACGGCGATCATGAATAACAAAAGCAATATTTCCATCTTTAACCGCCTTTCTGCAGGTCACGCTCGATATCCCTTGTCAGCTGCTCGATGCCCGTCTGCTCCGCCGGTGCGATATGAGGAAACGCCCTTGTCCTTCCACCGCCGCGCTTCGCATGGCCAAACTCCAAAAGATGTGTCAGCTGGTATCGTTTGGAATGCACCACAATCTGGATAGAATCCGATGTTTCCCTGGTCTTCTTCACCGCCCAGCTCTTGGAATACTTACCCGTCTTCTTCGGAGCCGTGCTTTCGATCTGCTGCTTTACGGTCTTGCCCGCCTTCTGGACATCCTTCTTCAGGTCTTCCGCAGCAAGCTTCGCGTATTCCTCCATGCCCTTCATCACGGTATCCGCCAGCTGGTCGATCTTTATCGTCTGACTCATCGCCGCTCCTTCCTGCAGGTGAACTTCAGCGACTTCTTCCTGAAATTCATATGGTCAATGTTCTCGATGTTATAAATCTCACCCAGGAACATCACCCTGAACCCCGTGGAAGTAACCGCCGCAGCCTTGCTGCAATACCGGACCGTAACCGTCATGGAAAAATCCTCAACCGTTGTACCGGCAACCTGTTCTTCCTTGGAACTTGCCAGCCCTTCGCCGCCGATCGTGGCAAAGCAGGTATAGTAATCCGTCCAGGCATTCTTATGATTGCCGTACTTATCCGTCACGGTTTCATTCTTCTGGAATGTCACCTTCGATCTCAAAGCCGCCACATTCATCAGAATCCCTCCTTCCGGCTGCCGAACAACAAAGCTCGAAGCGTCAGATCCATCGCGTGATGGTCTGCCTCTTCCCTGTGCTCATACAGATAAGCCACCGTGAACATCACAGCGATCTTCCCGTTGGCACATTCATCCAGGTCAGCCTCATCATCCGTCCGCAGGATATCCATGCACTGCTTCTTACCTGCCGTTATGAAATTCTCGATCAGGGAATCATCATCTTCGTAATCAATACGCAGATAATTCTTCATTTCATCCACAGTTACAGTCATCTGCATCACCTCTTAAAAGGGACGGCAGTAAAACCGCCGCCCCGTACTTCTTACTCTTCGGAATCATCCTCAGGCTCCACGATCACAAGCTTATAGGTTGTCTCCGCATACCCATCAGCCCACAATGTGAAGTTATCAACCGACTTCTCGGTGTTATTACCGGCAAGCACCAGATCAGCCGCAACCCAGCGGACAAAATATCCGGCATCCAGACTGCACTGAGTCGCTTCCGTAACATCTTCAGCGCTCAAAGCAGCTTCGTTGTAATAAAGACCGGTGATCGGAGAAATCCCGACCCCAAGACCTACTCCAATCCACTTGTGCTTGCCCCAGCCATTACCAGCCTCGAAATCCTTAAGATTCTTCACCTTATCGGACAAAGTGATCGTAATGGTATGCTCATCATTATCCACCGCAACACTGGAAATCTTCCCGGTGTTATAGGAACGGTCTGCGTGACCGGCAACGCTGTCAGTCACCGCCGCATACTGCATCGTAAACGCGTCACCTATCATGAGGCCTGCATTCTTGAGATTCGTGATCAGGGCATTCAGGCTGGTCCTGACTTTCGCCACGGTATCGCTTGTCACATCAGCCGTGCTCATATTCGGCATCAAGCCGTTGTCATAGACGATCTTTCCACCGATATGAGTGACCTCACCGCCCTGCTCGGTATAATTCCTTGCGTTATAATCGCTCATTTTCCACCTCCAAAATCCGGGCTGCTATATCAGATGATATGGCAGCCCTGTTATCCGTTATCCTTACGCCTTCATCTTCAGGAGCTTGATGCCCTCAGGAAGAATGACCTTGCCGTCAACACGCTCAGTAGCAACAAAGCCGACCTGGCCGTTGGTGCTGTAAAGCTCGTTGAGTCTCTGCACAGTTCTTCCCGCACGGTCAGCGATCCAGTAATTCTTGAAATCTCCGAACGCCAAAGAGAAAGCGCCTGCTTCCATCTGCGGAACATAAGGACTGGTATAAAGGTCATAGCCAAGGAGCTTGTCAGGCTCGCCCGCCTGAAGGGAAGGCTGCCACAGATACACTCCGTTGCCGTCCTTCAGCTTCCTGATTGCGGAAATAGTCGCGTCATTCGCAAGGAACTTCGCGTTTCTGCGGTAAGGGCTCTTCAGCGCATACACAAGGCTGATAAGCTCATCCGCTGTCACAGCGGTAGAAGATGCGGCAGTCACGCCCACCTGTCCGCCGTTCGCGGTAAAGATACCCGTAGGCTGACCGGTTCCGGTACCCACGCAGAACGCCTCTTCCTCGGCGATACCGAACGCCCTTGCAAACTCATTCGCAATGTAGCTTTCCAGATCGAACATGGAATCCTGAAGAAGCTCAATGGAAACCTTCACAAGATCAGTAAGCTTAAACGCATCAATAGTCTTCTGGTCGAAAGAAGGATCGCTCTCGGTATAAGCGCCATTCTCAGCTGTCCACTTAGCCTCGGAGTGGGTAGCCGCAACCGGGATCTTTCTTTCAGCACTTGTGGTAATGACCTTCGCAAGACCTCTCACCACGTTCGCCTCATCCAGTCCCATCACGATCTGTCTCTCAAACTCTTCCGGCACAAGGTAGCCGCCGTCCGCCTGCACGCCCTCGGAAAGAACGTTATGCACAAGCCTCTTTCCACGGAGATGAGCGCCGAAATCTTCCTTGTAGGCATTGGAAGCACGCCCGGTCTTCTCATCCGGCTTCTGCATCGCAGGTCTTCCGGTAAGAGGCATATTCACAGGCTTATTGAACTCAGCCTCCCTTGCCTCGGCTCTCTGCTGGCGGTCGATAGCCGCAGTCAGATCCTCGATCTCCTGCTCCATACGGCTGTAAGTCGCGTTATCCTCCGCAGACAGAACGCCGTTTTCATTCTCGTGGGTATCCACAAAGTTCTTCGCGGTCTCCCACACCTTCGCTCTCTTCTCGATCATTTCTTTGATAGTCATAGGTTTTATCCTCCCTTAAATGAATCTCTTGATAAAATTCAAGCGTTCCCTGATCTCATCGCAGGAACGCCCGTTATCAGTTACCTGTTCAATTTCTGTTGCACCGGAAGAGCTTTCCGGGGCCTTGATATGACACTTCGCCGCAATCTTGTCCATCAGCGAATTTGTCACCGCCGCCCTGGAATAGAGCATCGACACATCCGGCACTTCCAGATCCTCGGCCGCATCCTGCCTCTGCAGAATGTCGTCCGCGAAACCAAGCTCCACCGCCTTGTGCGCGTCCATCCAGGTCTCCGCATCCATCAAGTGCGAAATCTTTGTCCGGCTCATGCCGGTCTTGATCTCATAAGCGTTCATGATGGATTCCTTCACTTCAGCCAGCATGTTGATCGCCTTCTGCATCTCCGCCGTATCACCAAACGCAATAGTCGCCGGATTATGGATCATCATCATGGACACGGGACTCATAAGAACCTTCGTCCCCGCCATTGCGATCACGCTTGCCGCCGATGCCGCAATGCCATCGATCTTCACCGTGACATCGCCCTTATAGTCCATAAGCATGTTGTAGATCTGAGCCGCCGCCACACAGTCACCGCCCGGACTGTTGATCCAGACCGTGATGTTGCCGCTTCCCGAATCCAGTTCCCTCTTAAAAAGAGCCGGCGTGACATCATCGTCAAACCAGCTCTCTTCCGCTATTGTTCCATTCAGGAAAAGCACCCGCTCAGTTACTTCTTCGCCTGAAGCCTGGTCTCTGATCTTCCTGCTTTTCCAGTTCCAAAACTTCTTCATCGGAATTTTCCTCCTTCCCGTTATCTGCTTCCAAGTTGTATGCAGCCCCCGCCGATATCAAAGGAACCATGTTGCCGTTCACCAAATACAGATCACCGCCGTCCTCTTCAGGAATGCGGTCTAGGTTTTCAAGTTCTCGGATATCATTCGCTGACATCCAACCGTTCTGCCTTGCAGTGGCGTAGCCGTTCATCCTGCTCTGGTAATCACCGCGCAATAAGCCGTCCACATTGAATTTGAAGAAATATCGTTTCTTCTCATCCGGTGTCAGAAGCGCCCTTACCATAGCTTGTTCCCATCTGCTCACCCAGGGATCCAGCGTGTACTTCACAAATTCCAACGACTGCTGCTCAATGTTGTTGAAGCTGCTTTTTTCCAAATCCCCGATCATATGAGGCGGAACCCTGAATATACGGGCAATCTCATCAATCTGGAACTTCCTTGTTTCAAGAAACTGTGCCTGCTCCGGAGATATGGAAATCGGCGTGTACTTCATGCCTTCTTCCAGAACCGCGATCTTATTGGAATTGCCAGAGCCACCGAAAGTCGCCTGCCAGCTTTCCCTTACCTTGCTCGGATCCTTAATGGTTCCCGGATGTTCCAGCACACCGGAAGGAGCCGCGCCGTTCGCGAAGAACTTGCTGCCGTATTCTTCCGTGGCAATCGCCAGGCCGATAGCATTCTTCGCCATTGCGATCGGACTGTAGCCGACCAGACCGTCAAACCCTAATCCGGGAATATGCAGTACATCCGAAGGCTGAAGTTTCACAGTCCTGCCAACCTTGTCAGTTCCCTTCCTGCCGTCAACATCGTCCGAATCGTAAACGGTATATTCGTAATAGAGCCGTCCATGCTCATCACGGTCCACCTTCATCCGATCCGGCATCAGCGGATACAGAGCCACGACTTCACCCTTGCCGTTGCGGATGATCTGACTGTAGGCATTGCCCCACAGGAGCAAATGCGTCATTAATGTCTCCCGGAAAATGAAGGAAGTCATCTCTGGATTCGGCTCATCATGGAGCAAAAAATAAAGCGGATGTTCCACCGCTTTCTCCTTACCGCCATCATCGGTATATCTGTAAAATTGTAATGGCAGGCTCGCCACCGCCTCCGACAGGATCCTCACGCAGCAGTACACCGCCGTCATCTGCATCGCAGACCGTTCCGTCACATACTTGCCGCTTGCAGTACCTCCCAGAAAGAAGCTGTAGCTGCTTCCTGCCGTTCTGTCCGTGGGCTTATCCCTGCTCCGAAACAAACCGCTAAGTATTCCCATCTCCATTCCCTCCTTCGTATGTCTGATTCAATGCTTCCCTGATTACAAGGAAGCCGATCACCGATAATATCAACATCTTTTTATCCTCAGAAAACCAAAAGCCCTCTGGTATCATAAACAGATTCCGCCGTTTCATTACCGCACCTGATCGCACGGTCAAGCGCCATAATCATCGCGATAGCACCGTCAATCTTCTCCGTGGACTTCGCCTTATCCGCTTTGATGTTGCCAGCCGGATCCGTCCGGATGTAGATGTTATCCATGTTCCACCTGAGAACCGGATGGCCGCCATGCGCGATCTTCTGCTCCAGCACCAGCCTCATCAATTCCTTGGTCGGCGGAGACATCGAAGCAAAACCCTGTCCGAACGGAACTACCGTAAATCCCATTCCTTCCAGATCCTGCGATAACTGCGTTGCTCCCCACCGGTCATAAGCGATCTCCCGGATATAGAATCTCTCACCCAGGCGCTCAATGAATTTCTCGATATAAGCGTAATGGACCACATTCCCTTCCGTTGTTTCCAAAAACCCCTTTCGCTCCCAGACATCATACGGAACATGATCCCGCTTCACTCTCAGATCCAGCGTTTCTTCCGGAACCCAGAAATAAGGAAGCACAATGTACTTATCCTCTTCATCCACCGGCGGAAATACCAGGGCAAACGCCGTTAGGTCAGTCGTACTGGAAAGATCCAGACCGCCATAGCAGACACGCCCTTCCAGTTCATCCTCATCCACCGGGAATGCGCAGGCATCCCATTTCTCCATCGGCATCCATCTGACCGCCTGCTTCACCCATTGGTTCAGCCTCAACTGCCGGAAGGAGTTTTCTTCTCCCGGATTCTGTTTCGCTGACTCGCAGGCCGCCTTCACCTTGTCGATTCCTACCGTAATATCCAATGAAGGATTCGCCTTCTTCCAGACCTTCGGATCCGTCCAGTCGTCGGATTCATCCGCGCCATAGATCACCGGATAGAAAGTCGGATCGATCTTCCGACCCTCCAATATATCCTTCGCCTTCTGATGCGTTTCATAGCATATGCTGTTCGTATCCGTTCCCGCCGTCGTGATCAGGAAATACAAAGGCTGCATTCTGGCATCACCGGAACCCTTCGTCATTACATCAAACAGCTTCCGGTTCGGCTGCGTATGCAATTCGTCAAACACAACACCGTGGATATTGAAGCCGTGCTTACTGTATGCCTCCGCCGACAGCACCTGATAAAAGCTGTTGGTCGGCTGGAAGATGATCCTCTTCTGCGAAGCCAGGATCTTCACCCTCTTATTCAGAGCCGGACACATCCTGACCATATCTGCCGCAACCTCAAAAACGATGGAAGCCTGCTGCCGGTCAGCCGCACAACCATAAACCTCGGCACGTTCTTCACCGTCACCGCAGCACAAGAGTAAAGCCACCGCAGCAGCAAGTTCACTCTTACCCTGCTTCTTCGGGATCTCGATATACGCCGTGTTGAACTGCCGGTATCCATTCGGCTTCATGGTCCCAAACACATCCCGGATGATCTGCTCCTGCCAGTCGATCAGTTCAAAAGGCTTTCCCGCCCAGGTTCCTTTAGTGTGACACAGACATTCAATAAAGCTGACCGCAAAATCCGCGGCTTCCTTGTCATAGACGGAATCCTTCGCCTTGAACTTTGTCGGCTTATATTTCTTCAGCTTCCGCATCTTCAATCCGCATCACCACCTTTAAGCCACTGCCTGTATACCTGCTCGGAGATCTTCGCCATCATCACCGGCGGAACGCTCATGCCGCAGATGTACTGAACACTCTGATCCATGAATTCATAATCCTGCGGAAATGTCTGGCAGCCTATGATATCCTTGTCCGTCATAAGCAGGCCATCGCACATCCTATAAAGACTGCTGCCGGCTACGATTGTCTGTATCGGTTCATCGTCCCTGTTGATCGGAGTAGAAAAGCCATTGTTCTTCACCTTCCTCACCCTCTCATTGATATCCGCAATGCACCTGTCTGAAGGAATCCGATATTTTAGGAGCTTTGCCTGCATACTGTTCGGATCCATCGGCTTGCCATACGGCTCTCTGACATCCTTGAACGGAATCGGCTTTGAATTGAAATTCATGGAAAGCTTTGGATAATCCAGATCCTTCCGATGCGCTATAAAAAAGACGCGCTCTCTTTTCTGAGGCACGCCCATCCTTGCAGCATTGAACAGAAAAATCTGCACCGTATACCCGGCATCATCAAATCCCTTCACAATCTGGTTGACCCAGCCTTTCGCGTTTCCGATGATGATGCCCTTCACGTTCTCCGCAATCACAACTTTCGGCTGAAGGCGTTTTGCTATCGCTATGAAGTAAAGGAACAGATCATCAAGCCTCTGCTTTGCCTGTCCTTCCCGGAATACCTTCTCCGTGTTCCAGCCTTCTTCCCTGACTCCCGCCGTGGAGAATACAGAGCAGGGCGGCGAACCGTCCAACACATCCAGATGGAACAACTCTTCCGGTATCTTTTCATCCGGCAGCTTCAGAAACTCCCTGATATCCATCAGGAACGCATACTTCGGATGATTATTCTGCTTATAGACCTTCATCATGTCTGGATCGATCTCACAGTTTCCCACGACATCAAATCCCGCAAGCTTATATCCCATTGAAGAACCGCCGCCGCAAGAGAAGCAGGAAAACACGGTATGACCATGCTTTGGTCTCTTTTCCAGATCGGACAGATTCCACTTCCACGGAAACTCAGTTGAACCGGAAACCGCAGTTCGGGCATTCGTATTTGAACTCTTCATCCCCAAACACCTCCGCATCTATTTCCGTGGTCCCGGTCAGTTCCTTCTCAGAACCGCAGCTGCCGTCACCGTCCACAGGCAGGTCTTCCGCCATACCAAAAAAGTCGAACCCTTCCAGATCAAGTCCTTCCAGTTCGACTTCCAACTTCATCAGATCCCAAGTAGCTTTTTCGCCGGTCTTGTTATCCAAGAATCTGTATTTCTTCTTCTGTTCTTCTGTCAGGCCATCGCAGACCAGGCATTCCACATCATCCATGCCAAGAGCCACAAGTGCTTTATATCTGGTATGCCCTGCGATGATCACATGATCCTCATCCACAATGATCGGCGTGATATAGGAACACTGGCGGATGCTCTCCGCAACCGCATTCACAGCATCATCGTTTTTTCTCGGATTATTCTTGTACGGCTCAATGTCCGCAAGCTTCAGTTTTTCCAGTCTCATACCTCGAACACCTCCCCGCAGCACGGACATGTCATCATCTTCGGACCATCCTCTCCGGCTTCATCCGGAAGCGCTGTTTCAGGCTGACCGAAATCATATCCCTGAAAATCCACATCACACAGTTCTGCGCTCAGCTTCTTCTGATCCCAGGAAGCCATCTCTGCCGTCTTGTTGTCATACAGACGGTATTTTTTCTTCTGTTCCTCTGTCAGATTAGAGGCAATCACAACCTCGCATTCCTTATAACCCAGCTTCTTCAGAGCCTTATATCTGGTATGCCCTGCCAGGATCACGCCATCCTCGTCAATAATGATCGGTGCGATGTAGGAACACTGCTTTATGCTCTCAGCAACATCGTCCACCGCTTCATCATTGATGCGCGGATTGTTCTCGTAAGGCTTCAGTTCTGACAGCTTTTTCTTCACATATTTCATCGAAACCCTCCTATTTCTTCCGCGCTGATAACAGTCTTTCCATCAGGTCATCATGCGGATTCGCCCCGCCGTACTCGACAGAGCAGTTTTCCTTCACGATCTGATAGATCTGGTACCAGCACTGGTTCACCTGCTTCAGATAATTCTGGCTCATCGTCACATAGGGACTTGTTATTGCCGCCCCTGTGGTCGGATGCTTCGCCAGAAATCCGTATTCCGATATGCAGGTCTCGCACTGTACCCATCTGGATACCATCATTGCGTACTGTTCGATCAGTTGCGTATTCACCAGCCGGTCACAGCCTCTTTCCTTCAGCCAGAGGAAGGTTGCCTTAAACACATCCTCCGCGCAAAGGTCAATGCCGCTCTTCTGAGCAGCCTTTAAGAAGTCCTTCACCGGCGGCACATCCTCGCCGCTTATCTCCGCAGGCTCCGGAAGGTCGATGACCGTTGCCGCAAGCCCGCTGTCGATCTTTTCCGTCAGGGCTTTGGACTTCCTGCCGGAACCGACCCTTGCGCCGCCGCGCATAGTCCCGTCTTTGGCCATTTTCCTTCACCTCAATTCCCTGCCGGGGTAATACCCCGTTTGATTTCTTGTTTTTGTGCGTGTGACCCCCGCGCCGTTCCCTGGGAAATATACGCGTGGGGATTTTCACCGCCCCTACCTCTACTCATGCGCGTGACGCCCCCAGCGGTCACCACGCTCAGCATGGATCCGCGAATGACACGACTTGCACAGCGCGATCAGATTGCTCCGATCATGCGTACCACCTTCACTCAGCGGAAGCTTATGATGGACTTCCTCGGTCTCCACGATAATTCCACGCTGAAAGCACAGCTCACAGAACGGATGCTCCTGCACGTACTTATCACGGATCCTTTTCCACGCTCTTCCATACCGTTTCTTTGTCCTGGGATCCCTCCCGTATTTCTCATACTCACTATTCACCTTGGTCTGGTGTTCCGGGCAATATCTTCCTTCCGTCAGATTCGGACAGCCCGGATAAGCACAAGGTTTCTTAGGTTTTCTCGGCATCTGTCCACCTTCTTTCCTGCATGGAAAAAGCCGCTGCAGAATATCCCGCAACGGCTTCCTCATCTTTCGCTTTTGCCATCTTAACATTATCACATAGGCTTACTGGAATGTACTGTAATTTACTGTAAAGTTTCCGGAATCTCAATCTCATCCAAAGCTTTTCTATGCAGGTAATAGACATTATCGATTCCGTATCCAAGTTCGATTGCGATCTCTTCCCATCTCATATAAGACAGGTATCTGAGTTCCAGTATCGTCTGAAGTTCAGCACTCTCCACAGCTTTGACCCTGCGGATGATATCCTTCTTCAGTTCCACCAGCTTCATCATGTCCTTATTGATTTCGGATTCCAGATCGATGATCTTGATAATGGCGTCTTCCATTCTGGATCCATCCCTGTTCGGGCTCTTCGGCATATCCGAATATGTCACCGTTGCCTTGGTGGCCAGATCATTCAAGACCGCTATCTGATCGATCTTGCTCTCAATCCTCTGGTTCAATCCGAAAGCCTGGGAAAGATACTTCTTTGCGGCGTTCTGTTTTTTGTTCATAAGCTACCTCCGATAGAGTTTTTTTGTTTCCCTCGGATTGGCATCTTTTGACTCTGATTGACTTTGATTGTCTTATCTCTTCCTGAAGCCTTCGGATCAGGTATTCCCCGTCCACGGATGTAAGCTGCTGATACCAGCCACTCCGGAAAAACCTCTCTATCTCCAAAGCCTCATCTATTGCCTGCCGGTTCTTCGGATGAGCCTTGATCTTCTTCAGCGCCACCCTGTAATCCGTTACCGCCTGAAGGATGATCGCATTGGCCAGTCTCTCATACGGATCCTCCGCCAGATTCTTATTTCCTGCCATAGGCACCTACCTCCGCTTTTACTGCTTCGATCAATGCCGACTGTGTATGGTCTTTTGTTTCCAGAGCATTCATGATCCGCTCATCGATTGTCTTTGCCGCTATGATATGGATCACTGACACGGTATTTTCCTGCCCCTGCCTCCAAAGCCTCGCCACCGTCTGCTGATACAGTTCCAGGCTCCATGTAAGCCCAAACCATACAAGGATATTCCCGCCGCTCTGTAAGTTGAGTCCGTGACCGGCAGATGCCGGATGGATAAGACCCACAGGGACATCTCCTTCATTCCATCTGCGGATATTCTGCTCTTTATCCAGTCTGGCAAAATCGATATCCAGTTCTGACAGTTTTTCCTGTATCCGTTCAAGGTCATGCTGATACCAGTACGCCACAAGCACCGGCTTTCCGTTCGCTGACTCGATAATATCTTCCAGGGCATCCAGTTTCCGGTCATGGATCTTCTCATAATCCCCATCATCGGAATAAACTGCCCCGTTCGCCATCTGTGTCAGCTTCCCGGACAATGCCGCAGCGTTCGCAGCTGTCACTTCGCCCTTCGGCAGCTTCAGAAGAAGATCCTGGCTCATCCGCACATATTTCAGGTACTCTTTTTTATCCAGACGCACCATATACCTCGAATTGACCAGTTCCGGCATTTTGATGTGGTCAGCCGACTTCATGGAGATCGTGATATCGGAAATCCTGTCATAAATGGCATCCTCCGCTCCCGGCAGAAGCTTATAGCTGTACACGATATGCCCGTTTGTTTTATCCGGCTTGAAATAGGCGTTCCTGTACTGCCCGATAAACCTTCCAAGCCGCTGCCCCATGTCCAGGATCTTATACTCCGCAAACAGGTCCATCAGGCCGTTGCTTGAAGGAGTCCCGGTCAGCCCCACGACCCTTTTCACCCTCGGTCTTACCTTCATCAGTGCCTTAAACCTCTTTGCCTGCCAGTTCTTGAAAGATGACAGCTCATCCACGACCACCATATCGTAGTCAAACGGCAGGCCGCTCTTTTCTATAAGCCACTGCACATTCTCCCGGTTGATCAGATAAATGTCTGCCGGTGTTTCCAGCGCTTTTATCCTCTCAGCTTCGGTGCCGACCGCCACGCTGTATCTCAGGTCGGAAATATGGTCCCATTTCTCGATCTCATCAGGCCAACTCATCTTCGCTACCCTGATCGGCGCTATCACAAGCACTTTATGGATCTCGAAGCTGTCAAACATCAGGTCATTTATCGCAGTCAGCGTGATGGAAGTCTTCCCAAGCCCGCATTCCAATAACACCGCCGCCACATCATGCCGCTTGATATATTCCGCAGCATAGACCTGGTAATCATGTGGTTCGTATCTCATCAATGATCCCTCCAATCTGCTCCGGGTTGTCCAACACATACACTCTGAACCCCAAAGACCTCAGCATCTCATGCCTTGATTTCTGCAACGGTCTCGCTTTCTTCCCCGGAGCCTTTACTTCTACAAATCCCATCCTCCCATCCGGTAAAAGCACGATCCTGTCCGGCATCCCATCGAATCCCGGCGCTACCCACTTCGGACAGATACCGCCTGCCGCTTTCACCGCCCTAACAAGTTTCTGCTCTACTGTTTTTTCTCTCATATGTCCTCCGTCATGGAACAACGGCACAGAAAAACCTTTACGCGCGTATATATGTGCGTTACGCGCACCTGATTTCTTTCAAAAACACCATTTATTTGTTCTATTAAGAAAATCTTGTTATCCTGTTCCATTTCCCTTCAAAACCACCCTTGTAATAAGGCTTTTTCCCGGAACAACCCGTTAGGAACGGAACAAGATTCTGTTCCGTTCCCATGGCCTGTTCCTCATTTACGCATCACGCCTGTATATCCTCTGCTTGCCGTAGATGGGAAGCACCCTCGCCTTCCCGGTCTTGCTCCAGCCGTCCATTCTCTCCATGATGGCTGACAGGGCATAACTGTCCGAAGGCTTCATATCCTCTTTGGGCTTTCCGAAGCATTCACACCAGATCTCCATGTTGGATACTTCCATCCTGCGGACACTGCCTATCGGACGCATCGGATCATCCGCGTCACGCACATATTCCTTACGCTTATAGACATCCATAGAATCCCAGTTGTCCGGAAGCATCATATCCAGATATTCCTGTACCAAGCCTTCCCGGTCATCTCGCTCCATCGCCGCCCGCTGCTCTTCCTTGGCATAGTCCTCTAACTCCGGCGGAAGATACAGCTTCTCCCCGGCTTTGGCATACACGACCGTTTCCGCCCAGATCTGCTTCACGGTATCCTCATCCAGTTCCCAGGGCTTGTGCTTTCCATTCCCCGGCACCTTCACATTCCAGTAACGCCTGTTGCCGGTAATGTCCCTCAGATACCCGTTCTGGCTGTTGGTGGTGCCAAAGAACACGCACTGCCTCGGATGCGGCGTCACCCTTCTGCCGAAACTCGCCCTGTACTTGTCGTCCTGCCTTGAAATAAAAGCCTTCACCTTGTCCAGATCCGCCTTCTTCATGCCGGCAAGTTCGCCGATCTCCATGATCCAGTAACCCTGCAGTTTCTCCGCCGCAGTCTTGTCATTCATATCCGAAAGGTTCAGGCTGTCCGAATACCACTCGCCGCCAAGCTTCGCGATCAGCGTGCTTTTTCCGATCCCCTGATCTCCGTTCAAGACGATCATGGTGTCAAACTTCACTCCCGGCTTATGCACACGGACATATGCCGCGCACAGTTCCTTCCTCGTGACCGCCCTAACATAAGGCGAATCCTCCGCTCCCAGATAATCAATGAGCAGCGTATCCACCCTCTCCACCCCGTCCCACTCCGGCAGGGACTCAAAAAACTCCCTGATCGGATGGTAGGACCGGTCATCCACGACCTTTGCGACTGCGATATCATAATTCCTGGCTGAGAATGTCCCATAGGCCGCATCCACGTAACAGATCAGCTGCGCGTCATCAGCATCCCTCCAGAACTTCGCCGGATGCGACCACGGGACTTTCCCCTTGATCTCCATTCCGTCAGCTAGCTGGTTGAACACAATGCCCTTAAGATTCTCATCGTTCTGCATGATCAGCGTGATGTTGTGAAGGTTATTCTTCATTTCCATGCTCCGCTTCTCATACTGCAGCTGTTTCTTCCAGGCATCCGGATCCTCTTCGTCAAATTCCTCCGCCGCTGCCTGCTGCTTCTCTTCAAAGATGCGGAGCTTCACCTGTTCATCCGACACGGCAAACTCCGCCATAGCATTGAAGGACTTCTTCGGATCATCATCCGGGAACTTATGGACCCTCACCACATCAAAAGCGTTCAGCAGCTGCCCGCAGGCCGGATCCGTTGCGTGGAAACTGTAGGAAAACTTCTCATCGATGATGGTCACGCCTGCGGAACTGTCAGCCGGGATATAGTCATACCTTCCTTCCATCGCTGACGGCTCATACACATCCGGCAGGAACTTCTCTATCGCTTCCCTGATCGAATATGTCCGGCAGAACGCGCCGACCACGCCGGTCTTTGTCAGGGGATCCGCCTGCTGCTTCGCCGACCTCTGCACCGCCTCCGACTCCCTGGACGATACCGGCCATGTGGAAGCATCATGCCAGTCGTCATAAAGCCCCAGATAGTAATCCGGATCCAGAACATCGCCGTCCATGACCTTATAGACATACTCGCCGTTGCTTGATGTGGAAGGCCAGTACATGAGCCTGTGCGGCTGATAGGTGGTATCGTCAAACATATCCATGCCGATCTCCTGCGCCACCTTCCTCGCAAGAGCCGGATACTCATCTTCGGAAACATCTCTCTTCAGCGGCATGATCAGCCTGAGCCTCGGAGCCTCCGGGGTATGCTTGTGCGTGGAGTAAATGCACATTTCATGGGAATTGAACATGGACAGTTCATCCAGGACATCCGGCGTGCCGTGATCCATATCCAGCGTCAGCATCGAACGGCAGAGTACCGTCCCTGTCTTTCTCCTGCCGCCCCTTAAGTGACCGCCGACAAAACCGCCCACATCCTTGATGCTGTCCTGCTGCGGCTTCGTCATCTTCCTGTATTCCTCGACCGTTTCCGTTGTGGTCTGCGTGGTGCTGACCCTCCTGCAGAAATCATCCCAGGAGATATCGTTGTTCTTCCACTTCTTCTCCATGCGGGAATTGCCATACGCTATCTTCATCAAACCATTCCCTCCTTCTCCTGCAGGTCATCCGTGAAATACCGGATCTTCTTCCTCATCCTTTTTGCCTTGTCGATCTCGGCAGCCATGCCCTCGGAAACCACATCGCCGAACACCCAGATCTCTTCGCACTTTCCCATGAATACGATCCCCATCTTCAGTCCCAGCCATCTTTCCGTTTCCTCATTCAGGTACTGTGGGCACAAAAGATGCGGCGCGATCGGGATATATTTCTTCTCCACCGCGAATCTGGAAAAGGCTCTTGCCCTGTAGGTATTCTTCTCAACATCCCCTGCATACGGAGAGCATATATAGACCAAAGGGCGGTAAGCGGCAGCCGCCCTGGCTGCACGCTCCTCCGCCTCAACTCTGGTCAGTGCCTCGTATACCACAGGATCCTTGTACCCCTCGCTGTTATACATACTGACCATCGCTTTATCCCTCCTGTTCGATCATGGGAAGGATCCCTTTTCCCTTTAACAGGTCATAGATGAAAAGCCTTCCCTTCTGCGTCCAATAGGTATGCACTTTCGTGTGGATCGTCCCGTTATTATCCGGATAGGTATGCGTCTTTGTGCTTGTCAGCCCCATCTCCGCGTACTTCTGATAGAGGATCCAGATCCTGCCGCCCTGCTTGAACTGAATACCGTGGACATGAAGATACTCGTTCATCTTCTGAGCGCTCCACCCGTAATCCTTCGCAATCTCGGTAATGGAAACCAGATCCGGGCTGTTCAGAACCACATCGTAATAGCTTGCTTTCGGCTTCATCTCCACAAGCTGCTGTTTCTGTACGGCGTTCTCTTCCTCCAGCGCCATCCTCTGCAGGCGCTCCGCCTTGAAAGCCTGAAGTGCCTCGATCAGGGCGTCCGTGTTGTTCACAATGTCATCCATCACAAACACGCCGTGCTTCCTGATCGCCGGAAGGACTTCGGAAGTCACCCATCTCTTGAAACGCTTTGCGGAAGGAAGCTTACTGGAAAGGATCAGGCTGTACAGACCGGACTCGTTGATCACGGTCAGTTCCTGGATTCCGCCAAGGGTATCGCATTTTGCTACCCCCTTGTCTTCCTCATCAACACGCTTCGCAAGAGCATCGTTGGGATTCGCGTAGCCTAAGATCTTAGCCACATCTCTGCCGACAAAATACGGCTCACCATTTACCATAAGGCTGCGGACAGAGCCAAATTCCGCGTTGTTGAAAACCTGTAACTCACTCATGAATTACCCTCCTTGTTATGAGATTTATGAAGGGCCTATTCCCTTCAAGTCACAGGCAACGAAAAGGAGAGGATTTTTACCCTCTCCCGAAAATTTCTAATCTTTTTTATAAAACTGCGTTTCATAACCATCGGCTCTTAAGACCAGACCTTTCGCCCAGGGCGGCGTCCTTCCCATCTGCTCACAGATCGCCGCAAGGGAAGCATCCTTCCTGATCTCAATGATCAGTTCATCATGCACATGGGCGCAGATCCGGCAGTGCGAAAGCGTCCTCATGGCGTAACAAAGGATATCCCTGGAGATCGCCTGCACGATATTCTCCACAAACTTCGGACCGTAACTCTCGATCCGTTCCCATTTCTTTGTGCCGCCCACGCCTTCATAAGTCACGGACTCACCGCCGAACCGGTTCTCACCCATCCTCGGCTTCACATAGGCAAGCCTTCTCCCTGACGGCAGCGTAATAAACAGCATCCCGTTCCGGCATTCAAAGCGGATCCCTTTTAATTCTGACGGTTCCCTCTGTTTCACCGCCTTCTTCACCACCCGGTCAACATCCCACCAGAACCTCACGATATTCGGGTTCGCAGACCGCCAGGAATCTACCAGAGGCTGAAGTTCTTCCTCTGTAAGTCCCATCTCGATTGCTCCCATCGACTTCAATGCGCCGACAGAGCCGCCGTAACCCAAAGCCAGTTCCGCGATCTTGCCCTTCTGCCGCAGTTCCGCATTCTGGCCATGCTTTTCCACCGGCACACCAAACATAGCGGATGCTGACGCACAATAGATATCCCCGTTGTTTACGAATACATCCGTCCTCCACTGCTCCCCGGCAAGCCAGGACAGCACCCTTGCCTCGATTGCGGAGAAATCCGCCACACAGAACTTATTCCCTTCACCTGCGACAAATGCTGTCCTGATCAGTTCCGAAAGCACATTAGGGACAGAATCATAAAGCATGGAAAGCGCTTCATAGTCCCCGTTCCTTACAAGTCCTCTGGCCTGTTCCAGATCATCCATATGGTTCTGAGGAAGGTTCTGCAACTGAATGATGCGACCCGCCCATCTGCCTGACCTGTTGGCTCCGTAGAACTGGAACATACCCCTTGCCCTGCCGTCATTGCATACCGCAGTCTGCATCGCCTGGTATTTCTTCACGGATGACTTCGCCAGCTGCTGCCGGAGCCTTAACGCCTCAGTGACATCCTCATCAATATCCTCATCCTCGATCATCTTCGCCACGTCCTTCTTACCCAAGGATTCCGCCTCAACTCCCTGATCGGACAGCCACTGCTTCATCTGCGCCACGCTGTTCGGATTCTCCAACTCCGTCAGATCCTTCATGGCATCCGACAGCTTATCCTTCGATATCTCATCCAGAGCAATCGCATTTTTTACCAATGTCAGATCAAGCAGGATCCCCCTGTCATTGATCTCCTGATCCAGCCAGAACTCTTCCCATACAAAATCCGGTACCGTAAAGTTATGCAGCTTCTTCTGTATGGACTGCTCCACCTCCACATCCCTCCGGTTATAAAACTTGAACAAATCCCACTTCTCCGGATCATCCTCCGGAAGGTTCCTTGTCCTTCCCCCATTGCTCTTGGTCGGCTTGCACGGAACGCAGAAATACCGAATCAGGTCCTTGCCTTCCTTAAGCTTCTGCTCTTCCAGACCCAGCACCGCACCTACGCCGGCAAGGGATAACGGCAGTCCCATATATGCGGACCATATCATGGAACATTTCCATCCCCTCGGATCCAGATACTCACCGACCGAATCCCCCTCCACGCTGTATGAGGAAAAATGTTCCGGGCGGTTCCTTCTTAACCATTCCGACAGGCAGATGCGTTCAAAGTTGCTGTTGAACGCCCATTTGGTCACATCCTCATCCGATAACGCCGCCACGATTTCTTCCGGGATCTCTTCCCCTGCTGCCAGATCGACCACATGGACCTCTCCGCCGTCCACCGCATAACCGAACAGCAATATGTTAAAATCCGGATGCTGAACATACTTGTACACGCCGCACTTATTCAGGTCATTCCCGGAATAGGTTTCAATATCAATACTGATCGTTTCCATCTGTCCTCCAATCCGAAAACAGGCACCGGCTTTAGCCGCCGATGCCCGCCCCCATTACTCTGACTTTTCTTCCTGTTCCTTCTTTTTCTTCTCACGATGGTCATGGATCTTCGTCCCGATCCACATCGTAAGCGTTGAAATGATGATCACCACATTGATTGTCGTGCAGGTGATAAGCACCTGCGAATATACTGTCTGGTCCATACCTTTTCCTTTCCGGGCGGCAGCATCCGCCACCGCCCTTAAACCTTAATTTTGCCGATAGTTCCCCGGATCATGACAGGAAATCGTCATCATCCTCAGTCGCGAAATCATCCTCTGCCCTGGTCTTGCCGCCAAGAGGCTCCCCGTCACGGATCTTCTGAAGGTTATTCAGGCCGCAGGCGATACCCTTATTCCCGTTGCTGTTGAAAGCGTAGAAATTGATGGATGCCCTGCCGTACACGCCGGAATACACCTCGGAACGATCGATGATCGGGTTCCTATCTGCGTCCACGATGCCCGGAGCCGTACCGCTATTGGCGTTGACGAAATAGGAATCCGCATACGCCTCATCATCCGGTCTTTCCGCGTCACCGTCACGGAGCGGAGTCTTCAGTACAGAGAGCGCAGGTACGGACTTGCCGTTGCCCTTAAGCTTGCCCTGTCCTTCCTCATACGCCGCCTGAATGGCCGCCTGGATCTTCTCGATCGTCTTGGTGTCAGACTTCGGAATGATCAGGGATACCGAATACTTCGGCGCTCCGCCGTTGATCGACTTCGGCTCCCATGCGTTGACATAGCTCCATCTGGTGTTTACTCCGGTGATTACCTTTGTGGGATTAACAAACTTACTCATAGTGATTTTCCTCCTTAATTTTCACTGAAATCTTCATATGCTGTATTGATCGCCGGCCTCTTATCCGATTCCGGCACAAGCGCCGGCTTGCCTTGCGGCTTCGTGATATAAGAGCCAAGCACTTCCTCAAACTTCTTCTTGCCCATAAGGGCTGTCATTGCCGTGATGCCAAGCAGCTTCTTTTCATAAGGATCGTATCCTGCATTCTCCGCTGCCGATGCGACCGCTGCCTCATCACTGTATTTCCGGTTCGACCTGCCTTCCACGACTTTGAATCCTTCATAGTGCGTACCGGACAGTGCCTGCTGCAGGGCGTATTCCTTCAGGTCAGTCGCCCAGGATACCAGATCATCGACCCTCGGAAGGATAGCCGCGATCTCCGTATCTTCCAGAGTGGCAGGCATCTCGAAGTCATACCGCGCAAGTTCCAGATTGTATTCCACCCTCTTGCGGCATGTCGCCTTCACCTTGCAGAACTGGCAATGCTCACCGGCTTTGAACTCGCCCTTGCCTTCGTAGGCAAGTTCCGCTGTCGGCTTCAGGACTTCATCCGCCCAGGCAAGCAGGTCTTCCTTCGTCATGGCGTATGTGCTGACATTCTCGCGCCTCGGCTGGAATATGGTCATGCTGATCTCCTTGATGTCATACAAGCCGTCAAACAGCTCCAGCGCGCCTAATGCGTAACACATCATCTGCGGATTCTTCTCCGCGGATACCAGGACTCCCAGACCATGCTTGTAATCAATGATCTGCAGAACCTCATCCGCAACAATCACACAGTCGCCGGTGCCAAAGCCATTTTCGACCCATCTGGAAAAATCCAGCCTCTGCTCGATCAGGATCTGCGGATCCGGACAGTGCTGCTTTGCCGCCACGATCTGTTCCGTCACATAGTCCCGGTAACTCTCTGCGCAGTCCTGCATTTCCTGATCGTAATAGGTAAGGTTCTCTGTCGGATCCTCCACATCCCTGCCAAGGGACTTCTCTACCAGATAGGCGCACAGTTCGTGGCAGTCAGTACCCTGCTGAGCATAGGGACTTGCCCTGTCCTCCTGCTCTGAACACAACTTTGCGGAAGGCGGGCATTCAAGCCATCTGTGGCTCGATGATGCCGATAAAAATGCGTGCTTTCCCATTATTCCAGCACCTCCGCTTCCGCCATTACGGCAGCGTATTCAGCCTTATCCAGATCAGACAGCTTATCTGCGCCGTGCGCCGCAAGGATTTTTTTCACCTCTGCGGTATGGCCGGCTCTGGATTTGTCAGCCAGGAATGTCCTTACCTCTGTGAAGGTATATTCCTTCACCGGTTCCGGCTTTTCTTCCTTTGCCTCGATCTGCTTCGGTGCCGACTTCTTTGCCTTTGTTTCGACCGCAGGCTTATCCTGTTCACCCTGGAACTCAGATACGATCTCAGCGATCACCCTTGCCACCGTGGCTACCTTCTCCGAAATACTGATCAGGCTCTCTGAGATGCTGACCAGGTTCTCACTGCAGATACCCACATCCTTCGCGATCTTTGCGATGTTTACCTTTGACATGCTTTGCCTCCTTCCTCAACTTCGCGGATGTCTACCGATTCCACCGTCTGCCCCGGCGATAGGAGATACACCTGTGTGAAATCTCCGAACAGGAACTTAAGGAGCTTTGCCGGAAGCTTCACGTCAGCGCCCCTCAGCACGTTTGCCTTGCGTCCGTTGGGATCTGAGACGTTGATGACAATCTTGTGTTTAATTGCCATGGTTCTTCACCTCTCTTTCTTCAGGAAGTCGTCTTCCTTACATGTCACAGGCAACAAAAAGGGGAGGATTTTTACCCTCCCCGAAAAAACTTTTAGAAATTTTTTCTGATACAGTCGATAGCCTTATCGTAATGAACCTTTGCCACCTTAATGCTGACGCCCATGATCTTCGCCGCTTCTGTGATCGTGCGTTCTTCAAGTCCGATCAGTTCATATGCCTGCCTCTGCCGATCCGTCATCTTATTCGCTGTGATCTCCCGAAGCTTCAGCACCTCATCCGGAACATCCATATCCGCAAAAGGATCATAACTTGCGCCGGACAGCACACTGCTCTTACTGACGTCACCGTCCTCGCACTTGTCGAACTCATAGTTTAAGGAAAGGTTCCAGTCCATCGGGTACTTTTCGCCCGGATGTGCTTCTTCCCACTCCTTCTTCGCCGCCTTCTGCTCCGCCGTCATCTTCGGATGACCGTTCTTTACATTGTTGGTAACCTCGTTGTCATCCATCCTGTGCAGATCCTGGATCAGAACCTCCGTCACGCCATCCTCTCCCGGCTTGATCACGTTATAGGTTCTCCTGTAACCTCCCTTGCCATCCGGGACATCCACCGGGTAACGATACACGCCTCTCTGATCCTGCCTTGTCTTCTTGACTCTCATAATTGCCTCCTTTGCTGGCCTGGAGGCAATGAGAGCAGGGTACCCGGTACGGACTTTTGACCGAAGTACCCCGAAATTGGCTGTAAAAGAGCGCAGGAAAACAAGGGTACTTACACCCACGTTCCGTCAGCTGCCTTTATCGCAACTGCTTTCCCGTGGTATGTCGTATCCTGCCTCACTGCGCACATGTGGCCGATATGAATTTTTATTAGAGCATCCTTTGGATACCCATCAGAACTGTCATCCGCAGATGGCGGTTCTGATCCGTATCCAACTTCTCAAAGGTCTAAGTATGCAAAACCGGCTTTTTCCGATCCCTGACCTATGTTTTTATGGAGAAACTGCAACCCTCCTATCTTTCTAAGCGGCTTTCTCTGGACTTTTTCCGGTGTTTTCCCTTGTAAATACTGTAGCTTCCGTGCTATGATATATTCAAATCTTGAATAGATATATTATTTGAGAATATTTTTTCAAGAAAGGAATATAGATATGTCTAATTACGATGCGGATATTCTGATTGAGAATATCAACCGTTTAGTTACTGAAAACGGGATGACCCAGGCACAATTAGGTGAAATCCTCGGCATGTCCCAGCCAAACATCAGCAAAGCGCTTAATAAGAATGACAAGAAGAGCTTTACTCTTGATCAGGTCATTGGAATAGCCAAACATTTCCATACAACTGTTGATGCCCTGATCGGCGGATCTCAGACTTCTGAAATCCGTATCACCCAACGTTCAACGGCAGCCTTCCTTGCTGAACTGATTGCACAGCATGATGCAAAGTTCACCGCCGTCACCAAAACTGAGGAAACATATACTCCTTGCTGGGATCAGCGTGATCCATACGCTGGCTGTAAATTTGAGAAGAAAGATATTACCTATCCGGCCATCTATCTTCCCAGTTACTGGGAAGTTCCAAAATATGATGGAACAGACGATGAAGGTGTCATGGCTGTTCAATCAGAGGCTGAACAAGTCGGCAACGATACCCGCATGCTCCCCGTGAATGAATTCCTGTTCCATTTCAAAGAAATCTTTGAAATATATGACAAGGGTGGCCTGACTCCGGAAACGTACAAAGCCGTTCTCGAAGATATGCTCAACCGACTCAGGGACTATTAACCTCCTTTCCATCATCCATGATAAAAAAAATCCAAAATGCTTATTAATAACGAAAATCAGGAAAAACAAAAAGAGCCTGACAAATAGCTGATTAAAGCTACTTGTCAGGCTCGTATGTCATGTCGCATCGTGCTCTGTACGAAGTACGGTTATCCTATTTTCTTAATTCCAATCTGCTTGCCACATTTTTTACATTTGGCGTAATAGTCCGGCCTCCAGCCGGGTCTAATCTGTGACTCTTCGCATACCTCCGATTTTGTTTTTTCATCGGCATCTACAAGTCTTTTGAACCCGCAGACCGGACAAGCGATTTGCTTCTTCATGCCTCTCCCCCTCTCCGCAAGAGCATACTCAGACACTCTCGGAAATATCTTATTCTTTTATTGCTCCACTGTTTCTCCCATCCATTAATGTATCCGAAAATATCATAATCGATAAAGAATGATGCCCAATCTTCTTTTGTAGTGTTCTTAATGAACCATTCCTGAATAGGCACTTTATCTATCGTCATATTCTTGGTCAACAAAGAAACCATCGTTAATCCCTCTAAAAAAGCCATCTGTTCCGCTTCAAACAAAAGTGATCCTTCTGGTTCCTGTAACATAAGGTCAATATACCTATCTCGAACGGTTATCATCCTGCTATGGGTGGATATTCTTGCCTTCAGTTCTGCTGAAACATAATTTATATCAGCACAAAACGTAGCCATTCTTGACTTCTGATCTGGAAACTCTGATATTCCAAGTTCTTCCATACGTTTTACGATAGAATAAATGAAATTGATCGGGTACTTCCATTCAAGCGTAAAGGCAGCCAGCGTGTAAAAAACAATGTTTTCATCAGACTTCACCCACCGTCCGTTCATCTGAAGGATTTCATTGTCATACTGTGCTATTATTTCCATAAATCTTGCATTCGGAATCTTCTTTGAATCAATAAGCCTGAGTTCTGTAAAAGCCTTCGTGAACTCATTCTCCAGAATTGTTGTCAGTTCAAAGAAATTCATTTCCGTTAGCTGATATCCATCTAGCTTTGTTTTCATATCAGACATATCCGGAGGCAATAAAGCACTTATATCGGAAAGAATGTCAAAATCCGATTCTTTAGTTCGGAAGTCATATTCCCTTTTTCTATATTTCTGAACATATGACTGGATTCTGCTATATCTCATAATCTGATCCTGCTCAGTGATTCCATACTTCTCAAAGAAATAGCGCATAGAATGCTTTTCTTCGGTCCTATCATATGTCATTTTGATCAGGTCAAATATGACCATCTCAACTACATCACCCGGATCCAACAGACCTGCAAAAACAAAATCACGATAATCCTGAGGGAAAACTGCCTTCATGACATCTAATATGGTCATGGCTATACCGTATATTTTTGCATTTGCCATTTCAGACTCCCCCTTTCCCTAAATGTTGCCTGGCAGGGCGGCCAGGCAACACATCTTCATAATAGTATTCTATTTGCCCGCATTTATTGTTTCTAAATCATGCATTTCCTTCTGGGTTTGTGGTCTTCTTAATATTAAATTGAATAATCTTTGTTTCCGGTTCTACTTTTATGGTTTCTGCAGGTTCTGGAACTATTGTCCCTTCTCGCAGCCCCATAAGGTCTGTAAGATCCTTATCTGAAAGAATGATACCGTATTTTGCAAACTGCACTCTCAATTCATGAGAGTCGAGATACCCATCTTCGAAAAGTATATCTAATGCTCCCTGGAATATCGTGCTATTAAGATCTCCCGGTGCATCTCCTGGTTCATGCTTTCTCCATCCGTTCTTAGATACCTGCCGCATCATATAAGAAAACTGATTGCCGGTTATAATTCCAAGCTGTCTTGCTCTGTACATCATGGCCTGCATCGATACACGCCATTTCTTCTTAAGGTGCCGATAATAATCAATCTCCGTAGCATATGCAACTATATCTCTGGTAAACGCCCGTTTCGGAAGCAGAAGAGCACTTGCAAACATATTGGCCTGATCTTCACGTGCTTTAAAAGAATCTTTATCAAGATCCTCATTGCTTTCTTCCCAAGGATGAAGCAGGATGTGTCCAAGTTCATGAGCCATATCGAAGCGAAGACGTTCTATAGGTTTCTCCCCCAGCGCCAGAGCAATGATGAAAACATACCCCTGCTCATGCCCTTTACCTAAACGAACCCTCTGGCTGAAAGCATCTATTTCAGATGCCACATTCCGGGAACTGGTAACAATAATACCGTGCGATTCCAAAACATATTGAAAGTTATCTATCGGTCCGTTTCCAAGCCCCCACTGTTGCCTTACCTGATTTGCAATTTCCTCGATTTTCGCAAACATTTCCGGAGAATTGGTATAGTTCAGATCATCATTCTGTTCAAATTCTATCTTAGGAAGATCCAGCTGCGGTAATTCCACATAGTCCAAAATGACATCGTACATCTTTGCCACATATTCCATTTTTATTGCCTGCGCTCTTTGTGCGGTCTTGGTGGCTGCTGCCTGTGAACGGAAATATGTATTGTCAGTCGCAGTGGTACACAGATCCTCTACCATAAAATAATCCGCAGGAAAATCCAGAACCTGAGCAATCTTTATAACATTTTCATAGGGCGGCACATTTAACCCATTGGCGTAATTGGAAAGGGATTGTTTTTTAATTCCGATCTTATCCGCAAGCTCGGTCATTTTCATGCCCCTAAATTGCAACGCCTCTTTTAATCTTGCGCCATTAAATTTCCTGTTATTCATAGTATTCAGAAACAGACTACATTACGCCTGCTTCCCAACCTCCTCACGTTTTGTTGAGATTTCCGGCTTTTTATCCGGCTCATTGGAATTTTTACTCTTAATGTCTTTCCTTACCTTAACGAGGCTATGTGCATCCTTCTTTTGAGGTGCTTCCTCCATCGCTGCTACTTCGGCCGTCAATGTGCCAAAGTCAGGCTGTAGAAGATCCATTAGCGAAATATCTTTTACGACATCCAAATCTGCATCAAGGATTAAAAGTGAGAGACTCTTAATCTCCAACCGTTCGGCTTCATAAGCAATAACACAATGACGGTACCCTTCGCCTTGACTGATTGCCGCATCAATGATGCTGTCAAAATCATCTTCATACACTTCATCTGCGAACGGCGGATCAAAATCAACGCCTTCCATATCCGCAAGTGTCATCTGCTTACATTCAGCTTTAAGATCCCCGTTAAGCACATGGCACATAGACTGCAGATAGTGCGGATTCTTTCTCCCTTTTACTCCCTTGATTCTATTCAAAGTTGGTCTGGCAGAAATCGTAATTGTGATATTATGCTTCCGATCTATCAGAAGACTTCCTGTCCACACAAAGCGCTTGAAGTGTTTCAGTTCGAGATTATCATTGATGGCGACCACCATATCCCGAAGGTTTGTGTTGATAAAATCCCCCCTGAGAAGTATGATCGCATTGTTAGTGTCCATATTGCTCCCTGTAAGGTAGCTTCTGGTATCAGGACCAATAGCCTTGACAAGAGCATTTACAATCAACCTAAGCTCGGGTTGGATATCGATCACATCAAATTCATCCATAATATTCAAAGTGATTTCTCCTTTCAGAATTTGCTATTATTCATTTTACATAAATTCATTGATTTGTCAAGTGTGAATGCATATTTCTATTTATTCTGTCCATTTTGTCCCCCGGAAAGTTTAACTGTTGCTTATAGTCCGTTGCTTTATATTCCGTTTACCCTTATAATGGTTGCCGGAGGTACAGAAAGATGATTCAAGAAGAACTCGGTAAACGAATTCGTGAACTCAGAACCAGCAATACTGGCTTGAGCCAAGAAAAGTTTGCCCATAAGATAGAGATGGACCGGACATACTTTGCCTCTGTTGAAGCAGGCAAGCGTAATATTTCAATAACAAACATTAAGAAGATTGCTGATGGCCTGGATGTAACGCTTAGCGAACTCTTTAACGGTCTCTAAATGGAGGGTATATGCCAGAAATCATCACTCTTGACATGAATACTGCTTCCATACAGTATCTATGCGCACGCGACAAAAGATTAGCCAAGGTCATCAGCATGGTCGGTCCAATAACATATTCACCACATGAAGATGACCCATACCGTTTTCTTATCCACGAGATTATTGAACAGATGCTTTCTGTAAAAGCCGGTCAAAAGATATTCTCTCGATTAGAAGACTTATGTGATGGAAACGTTGACCCAGATAACATTTCATCACTAACTGATGAACAGATACGGAGTACCGGAACATCAAATGCTAAAGTTGAATACATACGAAACCTGACGAGTGCACTGGAATCAGGTACCCTGTCCTTCGATAACCTCACCGCAATGTCTGATAAAGATGTTATCCGAGAAATGACAAAAATTCGCGGGATTGGTACATGGACGGCAAAAATGTACCTAATGTTTGTGCTTGATCGCCCCGATATACTTCCTGTAGAAGACGGTGCTTTTCTTCAGGGATATCGATGGGCTTATAAAACAATAGACTGCACGCCAGCAAGCGTAGCAAAAAAATGTAAAAAGTGGAAACCCTATTCTTCAATCGCAGCACGTTTTTTCTATCGTGCACTTGATATGGGATTGACTAAAGAGGAATTTCACTTGTTCAAATAAGGAGGAGAACCAAATGGGATTAAAAGAAACCGCGACAGATGTTCTTTACTCAGCATATGAGAAGGCATCTGCAGAGCCATACTCAAGCTGTAGCCACAAAGATTTTATAGACTATGTGATCGATAATACTCATCTCACATACAAATATATCCTTTTCACTGCAATTCTCTCAAAAGCTTCCGATGAGAGCATTAATGCTCTTTGCCTTCAAAAACAGTCGGAACTTCCGGGGGCTTACGATGCAAGAACTGTGTGTCACAAGGTAATAGTCCCCTTTGAGATGGAAGTTCTAAAAAAGGCTCTTGGCGGATCCAACGAACCTTTTCTCAATAAGCCGGCGAGGTTCCCGGAGTTAAGTAAAACCAATGCTGTAAGACGTGGGAATGATCAAGCGATCCTTAATTCTCTATGTGATAACCTGCCTAAAATCAAAACAGCTGAAGATGCCTACAAATGCCTTGTTTATTTGCTTTGCAAGCTAATAAAAATACGTGACGAGAAAGAGAAACTTACTGTTTTTTCCATCGAAGACAGCGCCAATCTTCCTTCAAAGCTCATTCATTTCGTAAATGAAGCTCTTAAGAACAGCTACGAGGGAGAAGTTTTAACATTGATGGTAGCCGGAATTTACCACCTCATGTACCTACATAACCCTGATGTGAATGTGGAAGTACACCCCGTAAATGAAAGCGGAGCTTCAAGCCGGGAAGTAAGCGATCTGGATATCTACATAAATGGAAAGCTGATTTCATCTAACGAGTTGAAAGATAAGAACTATGCAGAGACAGATGTACGACATGCCGCTGATAAAGTCATAAATGCAGGCGGAAATCGCATGCTCTTTATAGAAGGGCCTCGAGGATCCGGAAATGATGAGTTTGTTGAACCTATTCAACGCGAATATATGTCGAGAAACTTCATGCTTCGAATCCTTTCATACCAGTTTTTCTTTTCAACTATGATTTCTTCATTGGAAACTATCGATTGCGAAGAGTTTATACGTTTTATTCTGCAAACAGCGAGGGATACTAAATTCAAAGAGGAAACCATCTCATACCTCGATGGTCTCGCGCAAAGAATCTTCGGTCTAAAGCATTAACAATAAATCTAAGAGCCGTCAGTTCATCGCTGGCGGCTCAGTTTATAATAAAAGATATACTGTTGAATAATTCCGGCATTTTCGCCGTACAGATCAAACGGAGATATCCCACAACAATCATCATTTATTGCGCGAGATATCCATACATCAACAGGAACACAGGCCGTTCGACCATAGGAGAACAGCGCAACACAATTTGCCACCTTTCCTCCCACTCCGCGAATACGTTCCAGGCTTTGAAGCAATTCTCCATCTGGCAATTCTTTAATCACTCCAAGATCTACTTCTCCGCTTGCAACTTTTGAAATTGCATCCAGAATATAAGGTGCCCGATAACCCACACCACATTTCCGCATATCGTCTTCAGATACGTGAAGCAGATCCTTAGCTGAAGGAAACAGCTTTAATTCCTCGTATTCCGTTTTCTTTATGATTCCATATTTCTCTGCGATGATCTCTACCGACTTTTGAATCGCTGGAATACTCTTCCGCTGTGAAATTATCGTGGAGACTAGGATTTCCCATGGATCCTGCCGTAAAATTCTTAGCCCACGTCCTGCATCCATTGTCCTATCTACAAAGGGGTGCTTGCCATGTTCTTCTTCGAAGATTGTTCTGTAGTTCCTATCCAAGTCAAAGTATTTTACCCATACACTATTCCATTCATCACAGTCACAAGAGACGGAAAACAATCCGCTCTCCGCCTCTTGTATGTAAAGCACATTATTCCCGGTAATAAAACGATATGTTCCGTTATCCACCAAGCCAGCTCTAAAACATTGACCGCTTGCAACTATTTTTGCCAAATCAAAGTCATCATTAATTTCAATCTGCATTTCCTGTCAGACCGCCTCTGCCTTCTCTTCAAGGTACGCCACTACAGCTTTCGCAACCGCTTCCGCAAGTTTGCAAGGAACGGCATTTCCAATCTGCGTATACACCATCCCCTTGTTTCCGCAAAAAACATAATCTTCTGGAAATGTCTGAATCCTTGCTGCCTCTTTTACGGTAATCCGTCTTAACCTCTCAGGAGCTTCCTTAAATTCCGGGATGATTGTGCCATCCATAAGCCCCTTATGATAATCAACCACCCAATCGCTGGTCGCATCTCCGTATAAGTATTCTTCATCAACAAATGGTGTTTTATTTCCACCCATTGAAGCCGGAAGCGTATTGGCATATCCATCCACATCGATTGGACGCCCCTGTCCATTGAAATACATTCCCGCATAAGGAGATTTCCTCATTATAGGATGCGTAGCAAATGTTATCTTTGCTGTGCATGTGTCTGGATTATCATCTGTTCCTGCTTTCCCAAGAGATTTTAACAGGACACGGATTACAGGGGCTTTATTTTTCTGTTGTTCAATCAATTCACCAATGCGATCTTGGAAAAAAGGATCTCCTTTAATTCCGATAAAGAATACTCTTTCTCGTTTCTGCGAAACTCCATATTCTGTAGCATTAAGAATATAAGGGAAACACACATATCCCAATGCATTTGCCCTTGTTAGGTATTTGCTTCGAACAGCTCCCCATTTTTCCAGTGCACCCAATGCCTTCACATTCTCCATAACAAACGCTTTAGGCTGCACACGTTCAACAACATCAAGAAATGTAAAAATCAGTTTGCTGCGTTCGTCATCAGGATCCATTTTCCCAGCTACTGAAAACCCTTGACACGGAGGTCCTCCAAACACAAGATCAACCCCTTTATATTCTGTCAAGCTGTCAATTACATTGTTTATATCATCATTTATCATCACCCCACCCGGATGATTTGCTTTATATGTATCCGCAGCATCTTTCATAAGCTCATTGGCAAACACAACTTTGACGCCTGCTTTTTCAAAGCCAACATCCATTCCGCCTGCCCCAGAGAACAACGATACTGCTGTTATTTCCTTACTCACCTTTTGCACCTCCATCTTCTTCCTTATGGACACGGAGAACCAATGATTCATGATCAGGACTCATGTATATATCAAATTTGGTTGTACCCTTTTCAACAGCCATATTTGAAAGAATTGCTTTAGGCATTCTTACTCTCATATCTTGCTGAAGTAAATAGGTGTCCAAATATGTGCCATCACTCATTTCTTCTATTCCTCCAATCTGATTTTAGGCTGATTATACCCTATTTTCAGTCTAAATTCAACCTAATTTTGAAGGAGTAGCGGTATAGCATGTATTACCGATCAACGTTTTCGCCCGTTCATCTGCCATCTGTCATGCCCCCGGATGCTCCGTACCGCCTGCCGCAGGGTGTTCGCCCTGCCGTGCTGGTGGTACGGATGAGAAGCCTTGTGCTTGTGGAAGATGATCACCGTTCCCTGCTCCGGATACTCCGGATTATGCAGATACCAGTAATGCCCGGTATTTCTGGACATGATCGTTACATCATAGGCATCCGTGGTGATAATATTGAAATACTTCGGATCCAGACACTTCAAATCATCATTACTGAACATCGGCAGCCTCCTTCCCGGCAAACCATGCATCCAGCGCCTGTTCTACAAGATAAGCCATCTGTTCAGCGTTCATGCCCTCAAAATACTTACTGCAGATTGCCATTGGCAGTTTAAGACTCACGCCGTTAGCATTCTTCTTCACTTTGAGTCCGTCCACGATCTCCAACATCTTCTCTTCATCCAGACTGCCGGAAGCTTTCCTCAACTGAGCCGCCATCTTCGGCGTCAGTTTCAGCTTCCTCCCAGTCAAAAGGTTATACAGAGCCTGCTGCTCTTCCTCAGGCATATAGGAAACATCCACCGCCGAAAGAAGCGGGATCTCATTCCTATCCATCATGTCCTTGAATGGTCTGATTAGATAATTGATTCTCAGGTACCTCGCCGCATTCCGGCTTGAAAAGCCATATTCTCTCGCCAGGGCATCCCGGCTCTTTAACTTGTGGCCATTATGACCACAAGTTGATTCTGTCTCATTGCCGGAAAGGATCTCCAGTTCACGGATAATGTCATTCCGCTTTCCCTGACAGCAAGTCTTGTCATACTGCTCCGCCATCACTGCGGCCTTCTCACTCGGAAGAAGATCATTGAAAGACCTCTGGATCATGTTCGTCTCGATCACATAGACATAGGCTTCCTGCTCCGTCAAACCTTTTTTCACAATAGCAGGTATCTCCGTAAGTCCTGCCAGCTTCGCCGCATTCGCCCTGTTGTGACCGGAAAGCATTTCGTACCCGCCTTTTATTCTCTGAACGATCACCGGTGTCAGCACTCCGTGTTCCTTAATACTCTCCACCATATCATCCAAGCGTTCCCCTTCATACAGATGGAAAGGATGGTCATGGAACGCCTTGATCTTATCAAGCTGCAGCATCTGTACTCCATCTGCCGCCTGATCCTGTACCTGCGCCGAGGATTCCTCAGTCAGCATATCCACAGCATCAAATATTTTCCTCTTAGGACCATTAGCCTTCATATGCGATCACCTCCCCTGCCAGCTTCTCATATGCCTTACAAACATTGCTCTCGGGAGCATACTCGATCAGCGGTTCACTGTAGTACACGGATTCACCGACCTTCACAGTATTCGGGATCTTGCTTTTGAAGATCCTGATCTGTCCCTGGAAGGTTTCCGCTACCTGCTCCGTGATAGTCTTGCAGAGTATCGTCCTTGCATCACACATCGTAAGAAGGATCCCCGCCACGTTCAGCCGCTCATTGATACGGCTCTTGATCTTCTTCACGGATTTCAGAAAATCCTGTAATCCCATCATCGCCAGAAGCTGAGGATTCACAGCCACAATCACTTCATCTGCTGCCGCCATAGCGTTGATGGTCAGCGCACCCAGGGACGGACAGGTATCGATCAGAATGTAGTCGTAATCCCCTCTCAGCGGTTCCAGAATCGATGACAGCATCTTTTCTGTACCCATTTCCAGCCTCAGCTTTGCCTCCACCGCAGAAAGTCCTATGGATGCCGGAATGAAATCCACTCCATTCCTCTCCCAGATATATTCTTCTCTTTCCGGAAGATTTTCTTCCTCAAGCTCATTCATCATCAGATCTCCGATCGCCACATCCACATCTTCCGCACCGAAGCAGGTGGTCAGGTTGGACTGCGGATCAAAATCCACAGCCAACACTTTCATTCCACGCTTCTTCAGGGAATATGCCAGATTGAACACCGACACGGATTTGCCCACGTTATGTGAAGCTTCGCATAAAGTTGGTTATGGAAAGTAAGTTATTATGAAAAGTTCATAGCCGCACATCCCATAAATCTGCCATTTTCTGATTGTACAACTTTGCATAAAACTTCATGATTATTA